TGGATCTTTTAATTTATCTAGTGCTTCTTCATCGCCGTCTACATAGTATATAAAATTATGTAAATCTGTACTGAACATACGAAACATGCTATAGTTATTTTTATTTGTAGTTGTAGTAGCGTATCTTCTTACAATACTGCTATACTTTGGATAGTGTCTCATTAACTCTAAACAGAGTAGGGAAAGGTACAGACGCTCACAGCAATCAGTATATGTTAATACCCTTGCATTCTTTTCGTCACGTAACATTCTTGCTTCGTGAATGTTTTTAATAAACGAGAATGGCTCTTCTTTAGGAGTGTCTAAACTATGACCTCCTTCCATTGTTGCCCATTCACTTGCTGAGTATTTTTCTTGCATTAAGAAGTTATCCTAGATATTTTGTCACGTACAGAACATGCATCGCCTGATCGTTTGGTTGATCTAAGAAGTCAGATAGTCCGTGACTGTGCTGAATATCTTTAGTAAATGCTAGTCTTATAGGTGTCTTTACATTGTTTGTTGTGCCAAACTTACGTAATGTTCTTGCTTGATCCGGAGTAACATTAAATGTTTTATTATCATCAGTTGTTACAGTTGTCTGGTTAGTGTTATCAAGTATCTTAGCTAATTGCATTAATATATTTTCTTTTTCAAAACCTTTGCCGCCACCTTCGTCATCAACATCAAGCTCTCTTCCAACGTCACCAATGCCAAAATCGTCATCACCATATCGTTCTTCAGTTGCTTGTTGATCAACTTCAGGATTAATCTGTGCTAGTCGATTCCCTAATTCTCTAATTTCTTCTGCTACTGTTTTCTTTTCCATTTTCTTTCTCCTTTAATCTCTTTTTACTGCTCTATTAGCCTTAGAGAATGTTTCTCTAGGAACTAGTTTAATATCGCCTTCAGGATGAGCTAACACGTATCCTTCGCCGCCTCTTTCTGTATGTCCAGGAATGCTTTGTTTAACATCTTGATCATGGTTATCGAATTGCTGTATAATATTATCTTTAACTGCCATTATAGAACTAACAATCTGCCAAAGACCTTCCCAGCCTGCCTTGTTACTCTGTACGTGTTCTAATATTTTCTTTTGTTTAACACCACTAACCTTACTGCCTGGCAACCATTTAAAGAAGTCTGCTCCTAGTCCACTTAATCCAGTGTCTACTTTTGAATTAGTATACGCATATAGTATCTTCGGAAAGTCTACCATCTTCATCTCAGCTAATTTATTTTGATCTAACAATATATCTAGTGCTGGGCCGTGTTTAGAAATAATCTGTTTTAATTTATCTACTGACTCATTATTAACGATTGCGCCTTTTTGTACAGTCTGTGGAGGAAATACAAATACATCATCTCCTTGAAAGAAATCGTTTAGTTCAAGTGTTATAGGACCTTCTGTTCCTTTTTCGTCTAGTATGCGATGAACAACAACTCCTGTAGTTGATGCAGCAATTTGACGTCCTAGCTCTGAATCTTGTTTAACTTGATAGGTTACAATATTTGGTTTAAATTCAAAATACCCGTCAGCATTTACAGGTGGAGTATTAAAAAATAATAAGTCTCCTTTAAAATATCCTTCAAAATCTTCTGGTAAGGCATCTCGATATGCTTTAAATACACTTTTCATATTATTTGCAAATTTAACATAGCCTGGCTTTGATCTATTCTTACCGCCACTACGATTTAAAAACATATCTTGTAGTTGGTCTGGAGTCTTTGCCTTGCCATCATATCCTACGGCTGCAAAGCCTGACTTATCTGTTAATATAAATTCTCCTGCTTCGTTACGTCCAAATATAATAGCAGGTGACCCGTCCCATTTAATAGTAACGTCGGTATGTCCGCCAGTCTCTACACTGCGTAAAGACTCTAAAGCTCTAGCTGCTCCTTTAGATCCTTCCCAAAACACAATATCTTCAGCGTGATCGATGCGAGCGCCTTCGTTTAAGATTGATGTGTTAGTAGTTTGTTTAAATTCAAAAAATCTCATACTCCAGCAAGCTCCTTCATTCGAGCTAATTCTTTAGCTTCTGGAGATACTTTAATGTCGTCTGGTATACCAATGTCTGTAACTACTCCGTTCTTTGCAAAGCTATCTATTATCTTTTGATAAAGTTCAGGCTTGTAATGTTTCTTTATTGCTTTCTTTAAAGTTTCGTATGACATTAAATCTTTAGCACTACCTAATCCTAATGCTTTAGCAATTTCTTCTGGATCTTTAATTGGTTGTTTTATAGCTTTATCAACGTTTTGTTTAGTAAAACCATTTCCGTCTTTTCTAGGCTTTGGAGTACGTTTAACTCTTACTAGTCCGTGCGATGGAGACCATATCCAACGTTCTACTTCCATAGCCCTTCTGTCATCAGCAGTTCTTTCTTCTGAAGAGTTACGGTCGTACAATGCACACATAGTAGCAATCATTATATTACGGAACACTCCTTTGTATTTTGATTCTGTTTCTGATGGTGAATGATAATATGTCTTCATCCAATTTGGATCGCCTGGCATATAATCAACTTGTACATATCCTGTACGTCCTTCAGGAACACCTTTGTTCTCCCCAGTAGCTGGGTCTATAAATTCTCTGTTTGGATCGTAGTCTTGTATCTTAACTTTAGTTATGAATACGCTAGTCTTAGCATAGTATAATGTTAATGGACTATCCTGTACTTTTTGACCAAACGCAGCAATATCATCTTGCTCAACTGTTACTGCAACATCAATGTCTCCACTGAACTGCTTCTTGCCAGCACTGCCTAGCATGTTATTATATAAGTCAATACCAAATGCACGTTCTAACGGTGCAAGTGTTGCTTGCATCTCGTCTTTATGAATTGGTCCTACGCCTGGTGCAGATCCGCCTTCGTTAAGTAACATTGTTTTTTCCTTCTATAATCTTAGTCATGCCTCTTTTAAATTTCTTAGGATCACCACTTTTTATACTGTTTAAAAATCTACGTTCTAATTCACCTGCTGTTGTTTCGTCGTAAGTATTTGAAATACGATTTAGTAAATTAATAGCACTTTCAATAATATTGCTCGCTGACGTTTCAATTAATAGATCTTTATTTGATGATCTATCAATATTGCTCAGTTCTTCAAGGATGCTTCTTGTATATTTTTTCATTTTATCAATATTCCCTTACTGTGTATTTAGTTGGCTTTGAAATAAATATTGTTGTATAAGAGTTTACCATAAATTAAACATACTTAAAGGAGCCTTCCATGAGCAACATAAGTGATATGAATTGGCAACAACGATCGTTATTGTTTGCTAAACTTTCAAAGATAGCTTATTATAACACTGATCTAGCAAAAAGTAAAGCAAAAGAGCTAAACTTTACATCAACAACATTCTACAGCAAAGAAGGCGCTCAAGCATATTGTTTTTCAAATAAAACAGACTTGGTCATTGCCTGTAGAGGTACAGAAGCAACACAATTAACAGATATCAAAGCAGATTTAGATGCATTGCCTGTTATTTCTGAAACCATTAGTAGAGTACACCAAGGATTTAAAAATCAAGTAGACGATCTTTGGCCAGAGATTGTAATAGGTATTAATAAAAAAGCTAACACAAAGAAAACTCTTTGGGTGTGCGGGCATAGCTTAGGTGCAGCAATGGCAACTATTATAGCAAGCAGGGCAAAGCATCATACCGAACTAACCGATCCTCTCGAACTATACACGTACGGAAGTCCACGAGTGGGTTGGCCGGGATATGTTAAAGACGTAGGAGTCGAGCATTATCGTTGGAAAAATAACAATGACATTGTTACTACTGTGCCGTTGTTAATTATGGGATTTAGACATCATGGTACTGAGCATTATTTAAATGCTTATGGTGAGTATAGAAATCCAACAGGATGGCAACGAGTTAAAGATAAACTTCGCGGACTTTGGTTTGGTATTAAAGAAGGCAAAATTGATTCTTTTAGAGATCATTTTATTAATGAATATATTAAACATATATCAAAACTAAGTTAATCTTATTTTATATTTTCCTAATTTAAAGTATTTTTTATAAGCTCTTCCTAGTGCAATAAATGCAGGATTAACTTCCTTAGAATTATGCGTTAACGTTTTATAATTATGTTCTAATATAGGTCTCATCGACTCAAACCACGATGCTTTATCTTTAATTGCAATAATTCTTTTAAGTTCTTCAATTATAGCATCATATCGTTCCCAAGTAGACAATGTGTCATACCGTTCATCAACAAAGCCGTCAAATGTTTTATAACCCATCTTTCTTAATTCGCGTAAACTTCCGCGATCGCCCATAATGATAAAAGGATGATGGCATACTATTGGTTTAAAAACTTTTTCGCTTAAAAATAATTGTCCGTTAATGTCAGCAAACGATGCTTCAGAGATAACACTGAGCCAGGTATCTAAACAGACATCGTTATTAATCCTATTAATATAAAAATGATCACCTTGTTCGTTATTGTTCTTCCCATAGACTAATGACGGTAACGTTGTATTAGCAGTAGATTCTTGATTGGAAGACATTACCCGGCCTTCCATATAATGCCTAGCTTTTGAAAATTTATTCATGCTAACTAATCCGTCATCAAGTAGGTTAGCTTCTAATAATTTTACATAGAACCATATTCTATGATTTCTTAATCGTTTCTGTAAACAGTTGTAAGACTTAATGTTATGGTCTTTTTTATAAGCTAGATGCTTATCAACAGTAAGATTTATATTAGTACGTATTCCTAAGTTGTACATGTCTGATTCAAAATGAGCATATGGTATTACTGTTATCCTGTCCATTTTATTATTAGCAGTTGCCCAATCATTATACTGAGAATGTCCTAACATATTACCTGATGTGTAAACAATTGCCTGCGGGTTTATTTTATATCTATCGCACTCTATATGAAAGTATTCCCATAGCCAAGTAGTTTGATACCCTTCGAGGCTTTGATCAAATAATACCATAGCGTTTCCAGATTGGATATCTTTAAACAATTTTTTATTTAAAAACTTAAATGGAGAAGCATTAAGATTAGTTTGAGCTGACGACGATCCTACCCACTCTTTAGGACTATGATTAACTCCAGTTGCAATAATATAATTTTTAGGTCTATTTCCAACACCAGCTTGGATTGCTATTTCTTTTCTTGCTAGGCAAGCTAATGACATCGGACTTGCAGCAAACCTACGAATACCTGAAGGACTTACATCTGTGCATTTAGTAAAATTTTTCAAGTCGGATTCAAAGACAAAATTAAGTTTCATTACATTAGCCTATCTTTCCAAGTTTTTGGAGTTTTGTCATTAATAATTTCTAATGGAAAACTATAATCAAACGGCTTGCTTCCTCGATTCTTAATCCAATCTACAGTATATTTTACTGAATATTTTATAGGCACTGTTGTTTTATATCCTAATAGTTTACGAGCTTTATTTGAACTGCATGTTGCATCTTTTACTTCTAAGGGACGTTCATCAAAATACAAAAAAGGTTTAGTAAAGTTACATTCTCTTGCAACTAGTTTTGCTAGTTCGTTAATTGTTATAGTACCTTCGTCAGGTCCAATGTTTACAGTTTCACTTACTATATTATCTAATACTAATTTTTCTAAACAATATATACAATCGTCTATGTAACTAAAACATCGTGTTTGATTACCGTCACCATATATAATTGCTGGCTTTCCTTGTAAATTACGATTGATCATAATACTCATTACATTACGAAACGGATCATCATATCGTTGTCGCGGCCCAACAATGTTATGTGGTACTGCAATATTCCACTCCATCCCGTGTGTATTACATAATACTTTAAGAACATCCTCTCCGGCTACTTTAGCAATACCATAAGGATCAACTGGAGCAGTATTATATGTTTCTAAAAAAGGAGTAGGCTGATTACCGTATCGAGCCATACTAGAGCAGTATACAAAACGTTTCACACCTGCTGAAATAGCTGCACTAATAGTTGATACACTTGCTTGAAATATATTTCTAGTAATAAAATCAGGACTAAAAACACTTAGGCCTTCGTGTGCAGTTGCTGCTGTATGTACAACAACATCAACACCTTCCATTACTTTAACCATTTGCTCTTGGTCACAACAATCAATTTCATAAAAGTCAACTCGAGTATCTACATTATCAATATAGCCACCTATTAATGCGTCATTACCTGCGACAGTGTGGCCTAGCTCTATCATTCTATCTGCAAGGTGACTACCTAAAAAGCCTGCAACTCCAGTTATAAAAATCTTCATTCTGTTTTACATCCAAGATAAAATTCCTCTAACTCCGGGAATGTTCCTACAAAATTTAAGTTACGTCTACGATCATATTCGGTAAACCATTTATAAAAATCTCTATGTCCTTCTGTTAATTTTTCAACAGTATATTCAGTACCTTCCATATAATCTACAACACGACGAAATTTTTCATATTCTAATTCACTAAACTTATGTCTATCATTATCATCTAAATTATTGATAATAAATTGTAGGTGCTGTTTCATATATGGCATAAACTTGTCTTTAGGTAAGATGTTCATGTCGTACTGCAACGGTTCTTTTAAATAAGGAGTGTCAAATCTAATACGCTGCCATTTAGTTTGATCGTCACTGTTATACTTTACACGCCATTGTAAAATCTTTTTTAGTAAGTTACTAAAATTAGGTACTGTTAATATATTAAACGTAACCATAAATGTTAAAGGCATATTAGTTTTAGTCATGTAAGTGTCTAAGTTCTTTTCCCATAATTCTAAGTCTAATCCTGTTCTAATGTATTCTGCTTGTTCTCCCCAAGTGTCCATACTTGTAAAAACTTTAAAGTCTTTAATACACCCGTTGCTTACTAGACTGTTTACTCTATTTGTAAAGCGTTCAATAAGGATTGGCTTAACGCCTAGGTTAGTATTAATATTAAGTTCTAAATCAGGGCAAGGATTCTTTTCTAATTCATCAAACATGCGCCAGGTGCTTTGCTGTAGTAAAGGCTCGCCTCCAGTAATACGCAAAATAGTTAATGTCTTGCGTAGTTCAGGCCACCATTCCCACCAGGCTTTTACATAAGGATTAGTTTCTTCGTCTTTGTGTATTTCAAACCAATTAATGTCATTCCTATGATTCCTAACCATATCATAAGGACCATATTGTTCAATTTCTTTATAGTACGAACTACTATGTTTAGGATGACAATATCCGCATTTAAAATTACACTCGTTACCAAAACTAACTTCTACATATTGCGGATTAATATTTGCCATTGGATTTTGCTTAATAGCATCAAGGCGCTCTGGAGTATAGATACTTTCATTACGTTCTTTACGGTCACTAATGTAGTCTTTACCCATACACTCAACATTCCAACAGTATTGACATCCACTAGGTTTTTCACCTAGCATCATTGCTTGGCGTTCAGCTTTCTTCTGTTTTGTATTATGTAATGCACTAGGATTATCTTTTAATTCTTCTAATGGGATCTTGTGGGGAGCAGGATGATAACAACTGTGTGTTTCACCTGTGCCTAAATATATAGTTGTGTGGTGCCATTTAGCCATACAAAACGTAGGACTTAATGCGTCCATAATAGGTATAAACTGTTCTATTCTATCTTTATCTTGCATCAAATTGTTCCTGTAGCCAATTAAAATCATTTATTTTACGTAAATTGTCTGGCTTATTACTATTTTCAATTCCGTACTTTCGGCCTGCAATTGCTCCTTCTACTGCAAACTTACCAAATGGTCTTTCGTATCCTTCAGTTGTCCAAACATCTAAGCGGTCATCTGTTTCAGAATGTTCTTGTCTGTTAATGGCTCTACTAGCTAATTTACAACATTCTCTAAATGCACTTTTCCATGTACTATAAGGATCTGTATTGAATACACTAACGTTACTTACTTCTGGCATTGGTTTAAACTTGGAAGAAAGGCTTGTGGTCATATCTGTAGTTGTATCAGTTATATCTAGTACTGCTTGAGTTGGTAATAACTTTGTGCCGCCATAACCATATTCTAAGTCGTTAACAGGATTTTTACTTCTCCATACATGTACCATATCTTGATCCCAATACGGAACTGTGTAATCAAATTTAAAATTAGATACTATTTGAGAATCACCATCTACTACCCAAAACATATTTGTACTACATAACCTTGCTGCTGCAATGTGTGCTTGATGAATTCCTTTTACACCATGTACACGTTTTAATTTTAGCTTAGGGTTAACTGATCTAATATGATCTTGCAGTTGTGCAAACGTTTTTTCTGCATTAGGTTCTTGGTAACTAATAAAAACAATGTCAAACAACTCTGGAGTACTTGAAATAATATTTACATCTTTTTTGTTTGTATAGAATCTAGAATTAAATTCACGCTCTGTAACTGGACGCTCTTTTGAAAATAGTACAACACCGTCATAGTGAATTCCATTTAGAAATACGTGTGTAAGTTTTCTATGATAGCTATCATATTTAGGAATGTAATAATCAAAATTAAAATTAACATTTAGATTAGTGTACACACCCCAAAACATATCAAGTTTGCAAGAAGATAATGCATTTACATAATCTTGATATGACTCTAATTGATACATTTGAAACGGAGAAGGATTACTTACAATAATATCTATTTCTTTTTTGTTAATAAAAAACCTATGCTCAATCTCTCTTTTT